AGCTTGTAGTTCGCGCAGCCATCCGTTCCGTACAATGGTAGCGGGAAATAGTTCCCTTGGGCGTGATGGTATTTGTCACCATACCCCTCATCAATAGCCGTCCAACCCGCCGTGTCGGCCAGAAACGCGCTGCTGTTTATCTCCACGATGCGCTCCGCTTCATCCGCACGCACATAAACAATATATTTTTCATCCATACTGTTTCACTCCTTTACAAATCGGCCGATAAATCGCATTGCAGACCATATGCAATACCCGGATAGTTGTTAACGCCTGATGCTGCCATACCGATATGCAGGTGTATACCGTTGCGTTGCCGCGTTATGTTCGAAACTGTCGTATTCAGCGCTTTAAACGTACCGTTATACACCACGTTGTCGGCAACCTTGACCGTAACCGACGGAGCGGTGCGCATAGGTACAGGGGTTGGAATGAGTACACGGAACGTGGAACCCGATACAATACCAGCAGAACCAATACCCACACCGCCGACAAAATACCGCATGCACTCCGCCAGCTCCGCCCCGTACCCCTTCGGCACATACGGCGTGGCCACACTTCCCTTTTCCAGCTTCGTCCATGTAAGCGTGCAAGTCTGCTTTATGACGATATACACCGCGATTTGGTCTGTATTCCCCGCCGGGATGAATGCAGCAGCGCGAATATCATCCGTATCAACCATACTGTCCGCGTCTACCGCCGCAGATTTGATTTGCAAGGTTGCAGACCCACTGTATACTGTACCGTCAGCCCTGACAGTCAAGGTCACCGTGTCGCCTTTCGACAGCCCTGTATCCGTTAGCAACTTGTACTGTATAATCCATGCGCCGGCCCCTGACGGCGTGAGCAGCATCCCATCATCTGTCATGCTGCCATCAACAAGGTATTTACTCCATCGGTCGCACAAGTATGCTGTGTTGCCGTGAGCGCCGTTGTACCCAGCCTGAGCAATTTTATAATCGCTGTTGTCCAGCAGGTTCGGATACACCGCACCGTTCACCAGCTTATTCACCTGGTTGATATCCTCCGCACCCCAGGTATCGCCGACCTGCTGATATTGGGTAATATCTTCAACGGATGACGAACCATCGGAATTGGCCGTAATTTTATACTTGCGGCCCCCGGACGGCGGGATGTAATCCTTGTAATCCGTTTTCAACGCCATCAAAATGCACTTCCTTTCAGTTCAAATGCCAGCTTCGGCAGGCACGCAAATTGCCGTTCAAATTGCTCAAAAAGCAGCAGGCATGTGTTCTCGATGCGGTTCCAGTCGTCGGCCCCAGGCGGCGGCTGGTTGCCGCGCCACTGCTTCACAGGCAGCATGTCGGGCGGCCGGAACGTATTCGCTGCAATGGCTTCCAGGTTCGCGTCCAGTGCGTCGATGGTGGAGGCATATCCATAGCTCTCCACCGTTACAGCCACCATGCCCCGCAGGGTAAAACCGCCATACAGAAAATACGCATACTCCCGCAGGTATTCGATATTTTGCTTGATACGGTCGTAGTCCTCTACATTGAAGAAGTCTCCCGTATATTCCCCCTCAGAATCGTACTGAATCGTCCATGCGGTGTAGGGCGTCAACATGCGGTGCGTGAGCGTCACCTCAACCTCCCCGTCCGTCATGACGGTAAGCGGCCCGGCTGCGTTGTCGAAGTCCAGAGGGTCCGTGGCGTACACTTCCGGCGCAGCGAGCTGGTAGGCTATCTGTACGGGGGTGCCTGCTGCTTTTTGAGCGGCAAGCCATGTTTTCGCAGTCGCTGTATCTGTAACGCCTAATGCTGTCCATGTATCGGCGATACCAATGATTTGCAAGCGATATAGCGCCGACGCGTTAAAACTTGCCGCCAAGCCACCCGCAATAGTCGGCGTATCACCAACCTCGCCGTGTGAAAATTCTAGTGAATATTGACCGAATGCACTACGGCTTAAATCGAGAAACAGCCTTTTACCGTTTCCGTAATCATGGAATGTGACATCCTCCGTCCCATCCAGCTCCACAAAGCCCACATTGTACGTCACAACGAGCTTTTCGGTACCTTCATATTCTTGTCGGGTAACACACACATCCCGCACATCTCCCACACGCCGCAGCGGGCGCGGAATCGGCAGCTCGGTAACATCATCATTTACCGTGATAGACGATATACCCGTGAGCGCCACAGGAGCCTCCGTCGTCCCGCCCTGTGCGTTTTCACCGTAGGCTGTGATGGACGCGATCTCCCAGTTCTGCCCGTCCGCTATTTGCACCGTGCTCCCGGACAGTTCTTTTGTTTTAATCGGCGGCTGCTTCATTCACGCCACGCTCCTTCCGTATCGTCATCGTCCCGCGAAACGCGCCGCTGAAGCGCGTCTCGATGCTCTCAACAACGCCCCATGTGCCATCCTCCAGCGGCAGCACGTCCAGCACGTCATACTGCGGGTCGCCGCGTGTCTCCAGCGTTGTCACCACCCGGGCCGCGTAATATTCCCGGATCTGGTTCAGAAACCCGGGCCAGTTTGCGTCCACCCAGTGCACGAGCACCGGGTTCTCCCAGTCGAACGTTTCCCCGCGCGGGTTCGCATCCAGCCTGCGTTCCAGTGTCGTCAGGTTGTACCCGTTGCTCCAGATGGAAAACTCTACGTCATGCACCGTGGATGCGGTAAACTTCACATAGGACACATACCCGTAGTGCCTCGCCTCCGCCGTTACGCCGGTATCACCGGTGCGCAGCTGCGGCGATATCGCCAGATCATGCTCGATGCGGTTCCACTGCCCGTCCGACGGCAGCTTTCCCGAATAGATCTCCCTGCGCTGTGCGTCCGAGGCCGCCGTTGAAAAATAGGACACCAGCGGGACATATGCCGTGATGTCTTTCAGCAGCGGCTTCATCTCGTATTTCGGGTCGCCGTATGCCTCGGCCCTCATATCCACACCGTTGAGCCGCCACGTCAGCAGCCGCGCCCTCCGGTTCGGCGCGCATTTTCCGAACGTTATCTGCCAGGAACACGCAGGCACGGCCGGGAACTCAAACGTTTCCGTATGAGCTGATGGCGTATATTCCTGCGGCTGTGTCCAGGCTTCTCCCGCCCTGCGGGAATACACATATATTTTTTCCGGCAGCGGGCCGGGACCAAAGGTCACCGTCACGCTGCCGGCGCAGTTGTCCGTCTCTTCAATGTTGTTTGCATCCCGTCCTATGTATCCGAACGCGGCCGTTTTCCCCTCCGGGAACGCCCCGGACGCATCAGCAACGTCCTCCCATACCCATTCGCCCGGCAGATATTCAAAATCATTTCATCAAATCCATTCGTCATAAGCTCTCGCCCTCCTTACAGGTATAATCGGGTATGCCCTTTTTCGGGGCTTTCTTGGCTGCGTCCTCCTGCGCCCACTTGAAAATCGTGGCTGCATGGCTCTTGTATTTCCTCCCGCTGGAAGCGATATGGCAGGATA